TTTTTTACGACAACCCCAAGAGCTCACCGGAAGCACAAGAAAAGGCGCTCAAACTGCATACCGCACTACGCGAAAGGCACCAAATCGAAGCATATATAGTCGAATGGGAATGGGAAGCTGACGACCCGGCCGATTTAAGGCCAGAAGAGGCCCAATTAATCATGGCCGATTTAATCGGTCGGAATCGTTAGATAAAAAAAACCTTTACATTTGGATTTAAACCGGTTATCATATCAATTTCAGGGTGGGCACCGATTGGCCGTCGGTGTTGGGTTATCCCGGCCCCTTGTCTGCCGCCGCCTCCCCGGTAGGCGGGTCTGTTTCTTTCAAGGGGCTCCCTTACACCTCAAAACAGGAGGTATCCATGGCCTATTTAGAAAATCAAACCAAAATCCAAAAAATGAGAGAAAAGCTGGCGGTTGACCAACGAACCAAAACGCCAGACGGCCGCAACAACCGCACCCAGAGAAACCCCTCTATGCCCCCGGAAGAAATGTCAAAATACCTAACTGTCCCCATCCTATGGCTCCGAAGCGATTTTTCCCAATCAACAATGCTGCTGCTGGCAGCCATAAACCAGCTTGAAATCTCAGAAAAGGGCTGCACAGCCACCAACGAATATTTGGGCCGCGTCATTGGCCTGGGGGTAAAAGCAGTAGAAAAGCACCTAAAAGAACTGACAGACAACAGGCTGATCATCATCCAAAATCAAAAATCAAAATATCGCAGAATCTTCTTAAACCACCACTATGGGCCGGAAAATAAAATTCCCGCCCGGCTCAAAAAAATACACCCTACGGACGGGGGGGCGAAAACCCAGCCAGATTCGCAAGTGACTGAAATTAGAGACACAAAAATACACCCTACGAGCGTAGGGTGTATTCCACCTATTCATAATAATATTTCATATTATTATTTCATAGGGGAGGGGGCAAGCCCCTCCTCTGAATCGGATGGGGAGGAACCCGAACCTCCAACCAACGGGAATCCCCCCATACAAACCCAGCCCAGCGAACCCCTCCCATTTGCCCACAGGATTATCCAATTTTGGAATAGCCTCTACAGTCCAAACAAAAGCTCCCCAGGCAATGCAATTTGCCGCCACACAAACAAAGAAACAAAGACATACAAAGAAACCGTAAAAATCCTTAACAGCATGGCCAACGGCACATACATAACCTCCAGAAAGGCCTTGCGTAAATTCTGCAAGGAAGAAAACATCCCAATTTCATTGGCTAAGAAAAAATGGACCGCCAACGAAATCAAAGAAATACTGGACACCATATCCCAAATGGGGTTCCGCTCGAAGGTAAGCCTCCTATCTATGCTATACAATCCCACCCACCCATCAGGAGTAACGAGTTGGTTCCTAAAAATAGCCGCCTCTGACAATCCGCACGACTTCACAAAAATCACAGAAGACCCAAATCCGGAAATAACGAACTATCTGCGCGGTTGTATTAGCGACCCCAACCCGCAAGGAGCCGAATTGCAGGCTCTCTATCGCGTGACACGAGATATCATACAGTGGTCAGCTTGGGCGGATCGTTATTGCCGGGCAAGCGAAGATATCTATTACCGCAAATTCGCCGGGATTATGGCCTTCCATGATCCCGTAACAGTTGCCAAGACATATGCCGAATGGTGCGAAGAAAGAAGAGACCTGGATCAAATTACAGTAAGCGTCCGAGGGGTAGGCCCGCGTCACAAATCGTGGAAATTCATGATCGCGGATAACTGCGACGAATATTTTGGCGATCCGGGGTTAGTCACGTTGCATTGGGAGGGGGTAACATATGCCTAAATTGTCAAACCCGGATTATGTTGAGAAGGAAAAACAAATAGCAATTGGCTGTATTGTTAGCGACGATTTTTTGGCAGAATACAGCCGCGTTCACCGCCCCGAATTGTTCCGCGCAAACGGGATTAACCGGGTTATTCATTGGTGCCTTCAACATTGGAATAAATTCCAAGAGGCCCCAAAAACCGCAATTTTGCAAATCTGGGAAGACGCCCAGAACAAAGGCGAGGTTTTTAAGGGCGAAGCCGATATTCTCGAGCAGGTCCTCGAAAACTTAAACCGACAATACCTATCAGCCGAGGCTGATTTCCACCCGGAATTTGAGTTTCAAAGGGCGCTTGAATACCTCCGGTCGTCTCAACTGGAAGATACAATCAACGCCGCCAATGAGCTACGCAAGGCGGGCAAATATGATGAGGCTGAAAAGCTCTTTTTGGATATGGAGTCAATTGGAGCTGTCTCCCTTGAAAAAGAGTTCGCCAAATCCGCCATTGAATGCCAGAAATTTGTCTCCGAAAACATCGCGGTCCCAAAGCGACTGCTGGATCCCTGGCTGAATGCCAACAGCCTGAACATGATATTCGCCGCCCCCGGAGCGGGCAAAACGTGGTTGGCAATGGCCATCGCCGTTGGCCTGACAAGAAAAAATTGGGATGAAACCGAAATCGGCCTTTGGACCGTAAACAACCCCGCCGGAGTGTTGTATATCGATGGAGAAATGGGGGAGCATGCCATCCAAGAACGGTTCCAAGGATTATTGAAAGCCTATGGGGAAGAGGCGAATATTCGGGCTCCTCTTGTGCTATTCTCTGCAAATCGCCACGCCAAAATCTCCAGGAAACAAATCGACCTTACGCACCAATCATGGCGGGACTCCATCTATGAGTATATTGCCAAGCGGCCAAGGATCAAAGTGATCATTATAGACAACCTTTCTTCCCTCACCCCCGGCCGAGATGAGAACGACAAAAAAGAATGGGACCCCATCAATCAATGGCTTTTATCGCTTCGCCATCTTGGGCTGGCTGTCATTGTCATCCACCATGCCGGGAAGAATAGGAAACAGCGGGGAACAAGCGGGCATTCTGACCCAATGGACACCGTAATTCACCTTCAACAGAAAAAGAAGGCAGAAGAGGGGGTGAACATTTCGTTTGAAAAGGCAAGGAATTTAGCCCCCGGCAAGGTGGCGCTCTCATTCGGGCTCCGGCTTGAAAGTAACAATGGGGGCGTAAAATGGAAATTCATTCCAGACCCCCCGCCTTCAGGGGAATAATTTTTTTGATTTTTTTTCATTTACAGGGATGAATTCCCTATAATAGGATAAAAGGAAACAAACAAGGTCAAAGGAGGAAATCATGGCCACGACAAAAGGAACCAAAGGCAAAGGCAAAGGAACCACCAACCAGGCCACCAAAGGCAAAGGCAAAGGAACCACCAACCAGGCCACCAAAGGCAAAGGCAAAGGAACCACCAACCAGGCCACCAAAGGCAAACCCGCCGCCGGCAAGCCCCCGGAAGAAACCCGGCCCCAGGAACCGACCTTGGCGGAAACCAAAAAGGAATTCGCCCGCTTCAATGCGGCCGCGCAGGAGATAACGGAAAATTTCGGGATCGAAGACCCCCCGCTTTGGGTTGAACCGGAATCCAACAAGCTGGACGATTTGCGCGCATCCTTGGCCCAGGTCAAGACGAACATCTCACTCTTTATCCAGAAAGTAATGGCTCAGGGCGATATGGACAACGTCGGCGACGACACCCGGTCAGTAATGACCGAAATCGCCAAAGACAACCCTTCAAGCGTCCCGAAAGGGCTCTGCGGGGAATTCGGCATCAACGCGGCGGCAAAAGGCACCAAAGGCAAAGGCAAAGGCAAAGGCAAAGGGGACTCAAGCCCGGCAGGGAAAGACGAGTTTGGCCGTCGCTTGGGGAGCAAAACCGCCGCCCTGAATAAGCTCCTCGCCTCCGGGGAATTTACGCCGGAAGAAGCCGCCAAAGAAGCCCAGCTCACCCCCGCCCACGTCAAGGGGCACATCCGGGCCCTCACCAAAGAAGGGCACACTATCGAAACCCTAAAAGACGGCAAGGTCAAGGCCCAAGCGAAAGCCGCCTAAAACAAAAGAACATCACCCTCCCCGGGCAACCGGGGAGATATTTTTTTGGAGGACCAATGGAAAAAATCAAAATAGCCCCCAAAGAATTTCTCGAACATCTCAAGGATATTTACCTAAAGGGGCTCATAAAGTCCCTGCCGCTAAACCCTGGCGGGGAAATCCTGGCCGTGGATAACAAACACATGCCAAATGTGTGCGTCCATACGTTTGTGAGTGGATTCCCGGAGTGCGTTTTTCAAAGCGCCTTTCCCGACTTAGACAAGCTCTTAAATTTTTTTGAATTGGCCCAGGGGCTGGACGAAATCACAATCCAATTCCCCGACGGGTCCAAGGCCAAATCGAGGGTCAATGGGGTTGCATTTACTTTTGATTTGGTTGACAATAACACCCCCCAAAATTACTACGTCGACGAACAGCGGGACAGCATCCCAAACCACTCCGGCAACAAAGCCACCCTGCCCGGCGAAAAGGTTGCGCAGCTTGTGAACCTTCATTCCAGGTTCAAAAACCCATTGACTACCATCCTCCCAAGTGAATCCGGCAATCTCGTTGAAGTGCAAGGCGGAACAGTCCTCGACAAGACACAATGGAACTTCCCAATCCAAAAAGGAAAGGGCAGGCCGGTTTCGTTCGAGCGGGGGGTTTCTGTCCTATCCCAATACTTGATCCCAATCTTAGAGCGGGCTGCCCGATTTGAAGAGGTTACGATTTCCACGGGCGAATCGGAAGCACTTATTTCTGACGCCAACGAACAGACACTCTGGCTGATTGCCAAAGACGACGTTTTCATGGAAACACTGAAGGCGATGGAAGAATAACATGGCATTTCTCTCCCCAAAAAAGACAAAGGTTCCGAAGGGCCTTTCTAAGGAAGAAACGCGGGATTTTGAACAAGCCAACTTGCGCCCGGCCAAACTAAAAAAATACGTGGGGCCAGAGCCCCCGCTGAAGGCAAAAAAACCCATGGAGAAACAAACTGTTCGCCTCGTCTTCAAAAGTGAGGCGGAAGTCAACCTGTTCTCTAACCACTTTTCCGTGTCTACATACGTCGAGAACTCGTGCTATAAACTGGAGATGCTTGTCGATTTTTTAAAGGCGCTTGAAGAAGGAAAGCTGGAATATGACGAAAAGTCTGGAAGTTTTACAGCGGGAGATTAAAGAAGAAAACCGGGAGTGGGTTGAAAGCAACACACAAGTCAAAGCCGCGCCCGGATACAGCTCCCCCAGAATTAGCAGCGAGATTATGGACTGCTCTATGCCCATGACATTTGACCAATATTCTTACTGCTCGTTAGGTTGCCAATATTGTTTTGCTTACTTTTTCAAGAGCAACAACCCGGCCATGGCAGAAATGCAACTGAAATCTGTTGACACTTCTGCTATGGCAAAAGCAATTCAAGGGAACCCGCCCGGTTCTCGTTGGCAACTGTTATATGATAATTTTTTGCAGCATAAATTCGTCTTACATTGGGGTGGTTTGGCAGATCCTTTTTGCAATTTTGAACGAACGAACCGGGCAGGCAAACCCCTAATAGAGGCCTTGGCCAGCGAGAATTACCCATGCTTGTTTTCCTTTAAAGGCACAGCATATCGAGAATACATGCCAATTTGGAAAGGGGCCGCTCAACAAAAAAACTTTGCCTTCCAAATCAGCATCGTCAGTCCATCAGACGAAATGTCTAAAAAAATTGAGATTGGAGTGCCGCCAACTTCCATCAGACTGAGGGCCATTGAGCGGCTAAGCGGGCTTGGGTATTGGACCATCTTGAGACTAAGGCCATTTATCCACGGGATTACAGATGATGGCCTTTTGGGGCTATTAGAGCGGGCGAGAGACGCTGGCATTTCGGCAATTTCTACGGAATATTTTGCCCTTGACGCCCGGTCCAACGAAGGCATGAAAAAACGGTATGAATGGATCTCTCATCTGGTGGGGGTCAAAGGGGGCTCTCAGGGGCTGATTAAATACTTCTCGGCATTATCACCGCATGAGCGGGGCGGCTACATGCGACTGAACCGGCAAGTAAAGGAAAACAGCATTAAACTCATGTATCGATTTTGCGTAGAAAATGGGATCGTTTTCTCATGTAGTGACCCAGATTTCAAAGAGCTGAACATGAGCGGGTCTTGTTGCGGGATGCCCGCCCATTATCCGGAAAATCCTGGATTGGAGAATTGGACTAAATCTCAGCTTACATATCATCTCAAGGAATGCCGGCGAAAATACCACCTAACAGGCGAGGACCAATACCTCCATTTTGGAACCACTTTTGGTAAAGAAAAATATCTCGACGATTGGAGATTTGCCCAGGACCATGTGGGAGTGATAGGTCGGTGCAATGCCGAAAGACAAAACATGTCTCAAAGGGCTTTCCTTCAAGAACATTGGAATAATCTCCGGTCACCGGCGAACCCCCGGAATTATTTTCACGGGAAACTCGCCCCGGTTGGGTTAGACGGCGACGGCAATTTTATTTTCAAATATATGCCGATGGAGTATGAAAAAGAATGGATCAAAGAAGGTATCGACCTGACCAAATGACCACTCCGCCTTGGGTTGTAGAAGTCAAAGAGCTTGTTCACCACCCAAAGGTCAAAGATTGGTGTGGCCTACCATACCCCGGCCACCCGAAGGGGTGCCCGAATTTTGACAAACCAGGGAAAGCAAAATGCCCCTACAACACGCCATATATTACAGAAATACTTGACCTGACCCAGCCTTGCTATTTGGTTTTCTCAGAATTTGACTTGGCTGGGCACGTTGAAAAAATGAGAACAAAACACCCTCATTGGTCTGAGCGCCAGCTTCGCAACGTGCTCTATTGGCAATCGCGGTCAAGAAAACAAATGAAAGAGCGGTCCATCGAATTCGCCAAACGAATCAAAGCCAACAAAATCATTGCTATGGGGGAATCCTATGGCGTCCACCTCTATGCAACCGCGTTTAAATCTGAGCTAAAATTAGACTCAATCCGCCACATGAAAACGTGCCGCCACATTGCAATCGTAGGATGGAGGATATAAAATGTATATCGTGATACCGTCGGCAGGTAGGCCAGACAAACAACCCACCCTAAAAGCCATGCCAATAAATTCGCTGAGGGGGCGGCTTTTCCTCGTCGTCCGAAAAGAAGACCGGCTGGTTTACCGGAAGTGGAAAAAAGATTGTCAGGTGATTTCCTGCCCAGCCGCAGTCCAGGGGGTTGCCGCCACCAGACAATGGGTGCTGGAAAATTTCCAACCCAAGGTGTGTATGTTAGATGACGATATGACGTTTTCCGCTCGGACCGGAGACGGGGTTGCGCTGAAAAAAGCCACCCCATCGGATATCGAAAAAATGTTTGATTTGCTTGAATCCTGGCTTGATGAAGGGTTTCTGCATGTCGGAGTTAGTCAACGGGCCGGGAACAATCGAATCAAATCCCCCTTCGTCGAAACCACAAGGATGAATAACGTGTATGCTTTTCGGTCAAAGGAAATTTTAGAAGTTGGCGGCCGCTTCGACCGACTTAAAGTGATGGAAGATTTTGACCTTACCCTTCAGCTACTTCGGAAGGGATATAAGAACCGGGTGACTTACGATTACGCTTGGGGGCAAGGCCAAAGCGGGGCCGAAGGCGGATGTTCTTTATACCGAACTTGGGATATGCAAAGAAAAGCCGCCCAGGCCTTGCAAGTCCTCCACCCCGGCCTTGTAAAAATCAAAATCAAAAAAAGCAAAAAGGCATGGGAAGGAATCGGGGATGAACGGGTTGACGTAAACATCGCCTGGAAACAGGCTTACAATAAGGGGTAAAGATGCGGTTCTGCCATTTGCACCTACATACCGAATATAGCCTATTGGATGGGCTGGGCACCGCCGCCGAATATGCGGCCCGCGCCAAGGAAATGGGGTTTGAATACCTCGGGTGCACAGACCATGGAAGCCTGGACGGCTTGATCAAATTTCAACGGGCGTGCCATGAAAACGAAATAACTCCCATCTTCGGGTGCGAGGCTTATCTTGTTCCAAACCGGTATAAAAAAGAAAAAGAAATTCGACGCCACATTACCATTTGGATTGAAAATGAGGACGGCTGGAATAGCCTCTGCTATATGCTATCCAAGGCCCACACAGAAGGGTTCTATAAGCGGCCCAGAATAGATTCTGGCCTGTTGATGGAGCATATCAAAAATCGCACTGGCCTTGTGTTCGGAAGCGCCTGCGCCGGGTCATTTTTGCGGAATGAAGACCTCCAAAACCTCGCCTGGGAAATGAAAGACCACAACACCCCGCTTTACCTGGAAATCATGCCGCATGATATCCCAGCCCAAAATTCTTTAAACAAAACCATTGAAGAGTTTCAAGGCAATTTTCCATTGGTTATTACCAACGACTGCCACTACGCCCACAAAGAAGATTGGGAAAGCCAAGAGGTCCTCCTGGCAATACAAACAAGGCGCAAATGGGATGACCCAGATCGCTTCCGTTTTGGGTTTACTGGCCTTCATCTTCGGTCATATGAAGAAATGCAAGAGGCGTTTGATCGCCAAGGGTTTTGGACAAACCGGGAAATCGTGACTGGAGCCAGGAATTCCATGCGGATTGCAAAGCAATGCTCCGGGTTCACCTTGGCCCAGAAGAAAAGCCGATTACCCTCCCCGCCTATGAGCCAACATAATCCAAACAAAGCAGAAGGGCCGGGGGCTGACCAGAAAGAGCTCGAATCTTTAGCCCAAGAGGGGTTAGAGCGCCTTCCAATCCCAGAATTTGCCATGGACGAATATGGCTCCCGCCTTCGACATGAGCTATCTATAATCGAGGAAAAGGGGTTTTCCCGGTATTTTTTAATTGTCTTGGACTTGATCTTATGGTGCCGAAAATCTGGGATTTGGGTTGGCCCAGGCCGAGGATCAGTAGGCGGGTCTTTGGTGGCATACTGTTTGGGGATAACAAAGGTAGACCCCATCAAGCATAACCTTGTGTTTGAGCGGTTTATTTCTGCGGACCGTAACGATTGGCCAGACATCGACATTGACATTGAAGACCGCAAACGGGGGGCCGTTAAACAATACCTCGAATCGGCCTATGGCAAAGATTGTGTTGCGGGGATTTCGACATTTGGGAGGATGAAGGGGAAGGCAGTTATTCGGGACGTGGCCCGCGTTTTCGACAGGGAACTTGATATCCAATTTAGCGAAATAGACGAGTTTGCCAAGGGTATAAAATACGAGGACGAAAACAAAGGAATGGTCGTCTTGACCCATGCTCAAGGCGAAGGAAAATTTTTCGCCGACAAATTCCCCAAAGTTATTTTTCATTCTGCAATGCTGGAAGGCAAGGCCCGACACGCCTCTCAACACGCGGCGGCAGTCGTTATTTCGCCAGAGCCAATCCAAAATTCTGGCCGTGGGCACCTTTGTAAGCGTCGGGAAGAAATACTTGTTAATTGGGATATGGAAGACGCCGAATACATGGGGTTGATAAAGTTAGACCTTCTGGGGTTAAACACCTTGTCAATCCTATCAGAAACCCTACAGTTGATAGAAAAAAACCGGGGAGATGGATTTTACTATCACCCCGAAAGCTGCTCTTATTTTTTCGATTTTGAGGACTCCGACGAGTCGGTTTATCTTTCCCCCGCCGGGCAAGCCCTGGACCATATTACACTTGACGATCAGAAGGTTTTTGACGCCCTATCTGCAGGGGAAACAACCGGTATTTTTCAGTGGGGAACTTATGCCATGACCTCTTTGGCAAAAAAGCTCCAGCCAAGGAATTTTGCGGATATGGTGGCCGCAATCGCCTTGGTCCGGCCCGGCCCGGCCGATAGTGGGGTGGCGGACCAATATATCGAGAGGCGACATGGCAGTGGCTGGAATGGCCATGGTGAAATTTACGAATATGATAGAATCACCTATGATACCTTCGGCCTTATTGTATATCAGGAACAGGTTATGCAATTTCTTCATAGGCTGGCCGGGATGACACTCTCAGAAGCCGACAAGATTCGGAAAATCTTGGCAAAAAAGCAAGACCCGGCCAAGCTGGAACCATATCGGAAAAAATTTCTGGAAGGGGCTGAAGAGTTAGAATTGATCACCCTGGGACAGGCCACCCGGTTTTGGGAAGACCTTAAGAACCATGCCCATTATTCCTTCAACCGAGCTCACTCTGTTGAATATGCTCTTATTGGGTATTGGACAGCTTGGTTGAAAGTAAATTATCCTCAGGAATTTATCTGCGCCGCCTTGACTTGCGGGAAAGAATCCCAAAAAGAGGAGCTCTTAGAGGAAGCCTCCAGGCTGGGCTTACAAATTATCCCCCCCAAAATTGGCCTTTCTGACCCTTTCAAATGGGAGGTCAACGGCGGGCAGCTTGTTTGCCCTTTCATTGAAATCAAGGGTGTGGGAGAAAAAACCGCTGGTCAATGTAGCCTCCAAGCTCCCAAAAGCAAAAAAACGGGGTTCTTAAAGGGCCAGAAAGGCGGGGGTTCTCAGCCTTTAAAAAACAAAAAGCTCAACCAAATCATGGAAAATATCGGAGCCTATGATAGGAGCCTTGTTGACTTGCCAAGTGAGGCCTTAAGCTACTTTGATTTTAAGTTTCCCGGCGGGCACATTGCGGAGCAACAGCTTGTCAGGATAAGGCGCTCTTTGCCAGAAGCAAAACGATGCGACAAATGCGAGCTCTATAATCAATGCCGCCGCCCAATCCCGCTGCACCCGGGAATATATAACGCCATGGTCCTCGGGGAGGCTCCCGGGCGGGTGGAAGACAAATCAGGTAAGGCATTTATCGGCCCCGCTGGCAACTTGGTTTGGAAAGAAATAGCCCCATATGGGTGGGAAAGGCGGCATTTTCACATTAGCAACACTTGCAAATGTTACCCCGGCCAAATCAAGACCCCCAAGGCGGAGCATATTGAAGCCTGCTTTACATGGCTCAAGCAGGAGGTTGAACTGCTTGAATCACCAATCATCCTTTCATTCGGGAACATCCCCTTACAAGCCCTGACCGGGGAAAAGGGCGGCATTACAAAGCGCAGCGGTAAGACAGAATACCTGCCAGCATTGAAGGCGTGGGTTTGTTGGTGTGTCCACCCGAGCTCTGTTTTGAGAAACGAAAAGGCAAACCGCCCACTGTTCCAGGCTGGGATTGAAAACTTCATTAGAACAATAGACTTCGCGAAAGGGGAAAAATTTTGAAGTTGCATACCGATTTTAGGCCGCAAACCCTTGATGAAATCATCGGAAACAAGAGTATGACAAGCTCTTTACGGTCATTTGTCAAGGCTTTCAATTCCGGGGAAGACCCACCCCACAGCTACCTATTCCATGGCCCCAGGGGATGCGGGAAAACTACAACGGCTCGCATTCTCGCGCGAGAATTTGACTGCTTTCAGCAAGAGGTAAACGTTGGCAACGAAAGCGGGGTTTCAGCCGCCAGAGAAATCCTTGAATCTCTTAACTCGCACCCGCTGATGAGCAAGCGGGAGAACAAGGCGATCATCCTGGACGAAGTCCATATGGCAAGCAAAGGCTTTCAAAATGCCTTGCTCAAAGCCACTGAAGAGCCTCCGCCCAGGATTTTCTTTTTTCTCTGCACAACCGAACCCAAAAAGGTCATTGCGCCACTGAAGAGCCGGACCCAAATCTATCAGTTGGAATTGTTGACATCCGATGAACTCATGGAGCTCGCAAATCGGACCGCTGAACAGATCGGGTTACAAGTCCCATCGAAAGCCCTTGACAATTTAATCTCGGCCGCTGAAGGGTCCCCCAGGGAGCTCCTGGTCTGGATGAACAACCTGGTTGGATTATCAAAGCGGGAAATCATGAATTATGATTTCAAAAAAGCCGAGGAAATCCCGGAAGTCATCGACCTTTGTCGGCTGCTCTTAAAAAAGGGTAGCTGGAAAAAGGTAAAAGATATTATCAAGGGATTGCAAAAAAAAGAAGACCCCGAAAAAATACGGCTGGCTATTGTGGGTTACAACACTTCCGTAATTTTGGGCAGCGATAATCCCCCGGCCCAGGCTGACATTAACCTGGCGATTTTTTCGTCAGAGGCATTCTACCATAGTGGATGGGGAAAGCTCGTCGCTTGTTGTCGGCAAGCGGTTACATAAAATTTTCCCATTTAGGTTCGTTTTGACTATAATAAATTAAATAGGAGGACGGCATGGAGTTGAATTTCAAAGAAGATTTGGGAGTGGATCCTTGGCAACTGGCGGAAGACATTTTCCGATATCCGAACCAGGTTTACGCCTACGGCCTCCATGAAAGCCAAGCCCAAAACGCTTTTGACAAAGCGCAACTCCGCCTTGAACGGACAAGGGCGGAGGTGGAATTGGATATCAGACAAGACCCGGACGGGCACGACTTGCCCAAAGTGACCGAAGCGGTTATCGCTTCGGCCGTTTCCGTCAATAAAGCCGTTCAAGACGCACAAGATGAAGTCGTAGAGGCCAAAAAAGACCTCAACGACGCAAAGATCGCGCTGGAAACTATCCGGCGGAAAAGGACCTCCCTTGAGTTGGCGGTCCAAACCCTTTTGGCTCAATATTGGGCGGGGCCGGAATTAGGGGTTGAAACTGAGCCCGGCCGCAGGTGGACCCTCGACCGCCAAGTTGCCCGGGAAATGGAATCGGGCCAAAAGCAGGCCATGGCCGAAAAATACGGCAAAGAAGAAAAAGGCAAAGGCAAAGGCAAAGGCAAAGGCAAAAAATGAAGCTCTTAATGTATATTCCCCTCGCGGCCGGGGGGTTTCTTCTTTTCTATATCCTCTGCCGAATTGGGGCCATGGCCGTTGCGAAGTCCTGGTTCGCTGAGAAAGATAAATACAGGTGACAACAGATGGAAGGCAACATCCACAAGGATATTTTGGAAATGATTCGCCGAATTTATCAAAAAACCGGCGTCATAATCAAGAGCGTGAATGTCGATTGGGCCGATGGGAATTCTACGCTGGAAGGCAAGAAGCTGGAAGTGGAGAATATTCACGTAGAATCATTTTTCGAAAACAAAGGAGGATGAAATGGTGTTGAGCAAACAGGACGAACTACGGCAAGTAATCCATTCCATGGATGAAGACCTGGCAAGCGCCAAAGCGGACCTTGAAGCCCTTATCGAAAAGGGGAATAAGTCCGCTTGCGCCCGTGGGCGTAAGAAGCTGGGAAACATGGCCAAAAGTTGTAAACTGGCCAGGCAAATCGCCCAAGACATCAAAAACGGCCTATAAAAAGGGGGGCAAGTGAACAAAAAAGAGTATGAAGCCTATCTGGCCAAGATGCGGGCAAAACAAGAGCAGGAGTCCCGGTCCAGTGAACGGGGGCCAGGGTTCCTTGATTTATCCGGCCACAAAGACGTCAAATTTTTCAAAACGGAAGCCGGGCAACGATACAAAATCGGGCTTGTCCCCTTCAAAGTTTCGGGGGTGTTGGGCCGATATGGCTACGCCGATGAAACCGTGGTCAAAAGGGGGGAATTCTGGACGAAAATCCAGATTTATCACCACAAAAACATCGGGGTGAACAGCGAAAGGGTTATTTGCCTGGCAAAAACATTTGGGGAGGCTTGCCCCATTTGCGAATACGTTCGCACTCTCCCGGACAAAGACGCCGCCAAGGAAATCGGGGTCGCGCCCAACCCTATCGTTTATTATAACGTGGTGGACTTGGAGGATAAAAACGCCAAGCCCGCGATTTTCGGCGCGAACAGGTATTTCTTCGAGCGTGAAGCCTACAGCGAAGCCGTCGCCGAAGGGGTGCGCGACCTCAGCGCGGTCGGTATTAAATTTCGGGGGGAAGAAGACACCTTCAACAAGAACAAATTCCTGCGGTATAAATCCTTCCAAATTCTCGAATGGAAAGGCCCTGAACTCGCCCAGGTAGAGGCCGCATTTCCTCTGGACCAAATGGTCCGGAAGCCGACTTACGGCGAAATCAAGGAAATTTTCGAAGGTGCCCCCTCGGATGACGATGATGACGACGATGAACACCACCCCTATGTCCGAGAGCCGGACAGCGACGACAACAGCGACGACAACAGCGACGACAACAGCGACAGCGAATTAATCAATGCCGCCCTGGCCGTGGTTGTCTATTATGGCCTGGACGTCGAGCAGGATTTCGACAGCGACCAAGGCGAGGACGGAATCATCGCGCAGCTCCAAACAATCACAAGCGATGAACCCCTCGACGAAAGCGACGAGGAAAAATTCGAACCGGAACATTGGGCCACCCTCCAGTCTTATGGCCTCGCGCCGCCCAAACCCAAACCGGCCGCCAAAGGCAAAGGCAAGGGCAAAGGCAAGGGAGAAGACAAACCGGCCGCCAAAGGCAAGGTGAAAGACAAAGACAAACCGGCCGCCAAAGGCGAAAGCGGCACCTGCCCGGCCGGGCACACTTTCGGTAAGGATTGCAACGAAACCGAAGACTGCGAAACCTGCCCCGATGAAGTATTCGACAACTGCGCCTTGGAAATGGAGCGCCTAAAGGGGTAATAATGCAAGACGCCCTCATTCGCACAAATGAAGCGATAGGGCTGGCCGAGTCACGGGGCCATCCCGTGACTCGTGCTACAATCCTATCGTGGGCCAAGCGGTATGGGCTGGGGAGAAAAATCACGGGCAAAGGAAAAACCAGCCCAGTCTATTTTCACAAACAAAAATTTCTCATCGCATTAAAGGGGTTGAGAGAAAATGACCCCGAGGCCTTAAAATTGCTCGAAAGATGGGAAGAAGAAAGGAAAGGGCTTTGAGAAGGACAAAACCTGCACAACCGCTCCGCGATCAGATGGACGAATATATGAACTCCACCTCCCGCCCCGAATACGACGGCGATTTCAGCCATGTAATGTCGACAGGATCGACATTATTAGACCTTGCCATTTCCGGGGAAAGGATTCGCGGCGGCGGGCTCCCAATGGGGATTATGGTTGAAGTGTTTGGCCCGGAGGGCGCAGGGAAAACAGTAATGCTCCTGCAAATCGCCGGGCAGGCGCAACGGGAAAATGCCGAAGTCTGGTATAATGATACAGAGTGGAGGCTTGACCCACCGTTTGCCAAAACATTCGGATTTAACATCCCGAGGCGAGACGCCGAAATTGAATATCCAGAAAACCCGGTCAAACCCACAAACTCGATCATAGAAACGTTTTCGCATCTAAGAGAAGGGTGGAAAGTAGAAGAAGCCCCGTTCCGCGTCGCTTTGATCGATTCCCTCGCTGGCCTTGATGAACCCGATACAGAAGGCGGCTTTTCTGGGGCCAGGCGCGCGGCTGTTTTTACGGATCAAATACGCCGAACCGCCCCCATCATCCGGGCAGAATCAGTCCTTGCCGTGTGCTCGAACCAAATCCGGGATAATATCACCCCCGCTCCATGGGCAAAAAAAACGAAATCAGCAGGTGCATCTCGCGCCGCCCTGCACCAATTCAGCCTTCGGCTGGAAATCACTTGGGTGAAAAAAATCAAGGCCGAGAAAACAATTCGTGGGGTAAAAACAACAAAAACAATCGGAACAGAATTTGAAATTGAAGTGATAAAATCCTCTGTAGGTAAGCCATACCGGCAAGCGCCCGTCCGAATCAGATTCGATTACGGCGTGGATGATCTTACCGAGAACCTGCTCTTTGTCAAAAAATATTTTGGCGATTTTAGCCTCCCGCTCAAATCTGGAGATGGAAGGGAAAGGCTCGGCGGCACCCTGGGAAAAGCGATAGAGAATGTCGAAGAACACAACCTGGAAGAGGAATTAAAGGCAACCGTCATTGACCTTTGGGAAGAGATTGAACTTGCGTTTAAGCCAAACCGGAAAAGGAGGTTTTAAAATGAAAAGAAACGACGGCAAAAAAAGAAAGCCCCGCGTAAGCGTCCAGGGAGCCAAGCACAACTCTCGAGAACTCCAAAAATGGACCGCCCATGAGATCGCCAAGGCCATCAATATCCCGGACGGCAAAGATGAGGCTATCGAATCCAGGCCCATGGGGCAAGCGGGAGTTGACGTAATTTTACATGGGGAGGCGAAAAGGCGTTTCCCTTTTGCGGTCGAATGTAAACATGGACAGAATATCGGGTGGCAGGCGGCAGTAAAGCAAGCCAAGGAAGCTCAGAAAAAAGCAAAGTATCCTTTTTGGCTTGTTGTGATGAAAGCCCTCAGTTTTAAGCGGCGTTTTGTCCTGGTAGACGCCGAAGTGTTTTTCAACATATACAAAGAGGCCATTACAAGGGTCGATGAAGAATATGGCGAGAGAAATCATGAAAAAATCCAGGAAATGCTAACAGGAGAAAAATAACCCCTAAGGAGGACGCCATGGCTTTGATCGGAAAAATTTTCAAAACGGAAGCCACCCACGATGAAAACCTTAACGGAACAGGACAAGTCGACGAACAAGCCGCTGTCGAGGCCTTTCATGAATGCCGAATTTATCAATTGAGCCTCGGCATGAAGTTGCGGGTTAAGCCTGAACTCGCCGGCCTTTTCGCCCATAAATGGCCCAATGCCTACGCCGGCGAAACCGTAACCCTTTTTGAACTCGTTGATGACCCCGAAATGAACACCCAAGACGCCACTACCCATTACGGCGACGTAAACGATATCCGCTGTATTGTGCAGGTTATGAAAGAAAAAAAGCCCAGCGACAGCGGTTTTGATCCGGATGAGCCGAACGCAAATAAACCCGAATATCGCTTATTCGCCTATGATAGCCGCTGGTTCGAAGCGGCCAAACGGGGACCCAAAAAGTAAAGGGGAGAAACGCCATGAGTAAAGCTCTAATTGCAAACGCTAAAGCCCGTTTCGATTATTTTAAGGGCCGCGTTGAAAAGAAAATTGTGGACTGTCAACGCGCCTACTTAAACAACTACCCGTTCAGGAATGACCCAGAATACAAGGCATATTGCATTGATCGAGACTTGGCCGTTGTCAAATCCGGAATTGAAATCTGTGAAATGGTTAAATCTCAAATGAGGAACAAAGGAGATTATCGATTCCATATTCTTTTCCTTTTCGATTACCCCCACATCGAAGACCTTCGAAAATACCGCGATTGGCGAGATCAAAACCATGATCAATTGTCCAAAATGCTAAATGATTGCGCCTGGCGAACCTTTGATAAGCTGATTTCCGGGGAAGAACCGGCAAGCGTGATCATGTCGGACGTGGACAAAGAGCTCGACAGCATAACCGCCATGGCTATTCACGACACTGATGAAGCCTGGGCATCGGCTGGGTTTTCCAGAATTGACCCCCGTTACATGAAGGCCCTTTTCAAAAAATGATCCGGCATAAAGCCCTCAAAATCGGATTAATCGGCATCATGTTGGGGAGCGGGCTTTTTTTGGTCGGGTCGGAAGGCCGGGCCTTCCCCCTTCCAAACATTTTGGGGTTGGCCATCACGGGCTTTAGCCTCCATTTGGCGCAACTACATTTTTGGCGGAGGTAAAATGATACAATCCCTAACCCTAAGCGGATTCCAAAGCCATCAAGATACCCGGTTAGATTTTGATCCGGGTATCAACTTTATCCTCGGCCCATCAAATGTCGGTAAAACTGCAATCATCCGGGCTCTGCGCTTTGTCACTTTCAACCGCCCAAGCGGGGAGGCTTTTATCAACCACGATATGTCTCAGGCAGTTGTCCAGATTACAACCGATAAAAGCACCATAACCAGAACAAAAAGCAAAAAGGTGAACGCGTATACCCTGGATGGCAAAAAGTGGTCAAACATGGGGGCGGAAGTCCCAGAAGCAGTATCGGCGGCCCTAAACCTCAAGGAGATAAATTTTCAGCACCAAATGGACAGCCCCTTTTTGCTTGCTGACCCGCCGGGCCAAATTGCCCGGCAAATAAACCAGGCCATAAATCTGGATTTGGTCGATGCCGCCTTATCAAGTATCAATCGAACACACCGGCTCGAATCCGCCGAAATCAAAAATTTGGTTGATGAGATCGCCGAAGCGGAGGCGGGCTTAGAAGGGCTGGAATTTGTAGGGGCCGCCGAGGCCGAGCTGCAAGCCATTGAATCTATACAGGGGGCTGTATTCAAGGGCCAAAAATTTCAAGGCGAACTGCACAGCTTGGTTGAATCTAAAAAAAATATCGAAATGGAACTGGAAAGGGTAAGCAAATATAACATTGAGGAGGCCCTTGCAGCCATCGAACTCATTTTGGGGAGTCTTGAAACCCTACTATCAACTGAAAATGACCTGGAAGAGATTAAGGCCCTGCTTGAAAGGCGAAAAACAACGCAAGCCAAAACCAAAAGCCTAACCCAAGAATATGAAACCACCAAACAACAACTCGAAACCGCCATGCCCGACATTTGCCCAACTTGCGGTCAGGAGATAGCAAAATGATTGTCTTCGCCGCTGACCTCCATATCCGGGCAACCGCTCCGCGCAAGCGCATCGATGATTATTTGAGTGCCCAATGGGATAAGCTACGCCAAATCCTCAGTATATGCAAAAAGAACCATGCTCCGCTTGTTGTGGCGGGCGATTTTTTCAACTCACATGAAAACCCGGATTGGCTTATCAGCCAATTGCTCTTAATCCTGAACCGCGAATTTCCCACAGTCGAAATATACTCGATTGCAGGCCAACATGACCTGCCAGGAAATAACATGGGGAATTTTGAACAATCAACTCTGTTTACGCTTTACGCCGCCGGGAGAATTCGTCCGTCCTTCGAAACAATAGACAACTTTTACCTTGTTGATTACGGAGAGCCAATACCGGTTGCTTTTGGAAAAGATGGAATTTTAGTTTGCCATACCCTGGTAACTCAAACGCCGGATGAATTTCCAGGGGCGGATAGGGCTACCCGATTCATAGCAAAAAACCGAGGTTACAAGTTAATCGTGGTGGGAGATAACCATGAGCACTTTGTTAAGCAAGTAGGGAAAACCACATTAATAAGCCCCGGCAGTATGATGAGAATGAGAAGCGACCAAGCCAACCACAAACCGTGTGTGGTTTTATATGACGAGGAAACAAGCGAATTTGAAATCGTGAAGCTAAAAATCAAACCGGGAAAAAAGGTTCTAAATTTGGAAAAAGACAAACCCAAAGAGCGGAATTTTGATTTTAGCGCATACGTGGAGCAGATAAAAACCGGAACCAAAAAAGTATCTTTTCCAAGAAAATTGGAGGCGTTTATGGACCAAAACAAAACCTCAAATTCGGTAAAAATCAAAGTGTGGGAGGCGCTCAAATGAAAACGTATCACGATTTTTACAAGAAGGAATTAGAGCCCGAAGAGGTGGCGGCCTTTACTGAAATATTAAAATCAATTTTGAGCCAAGAGCCGCCCTATACCCTGACGGGCTTTAACATGGAATCAAAGGAAAACGTGGACGAGTTGTCCTTTCCCGGCGGCAAGCAAGAAACCATTCTTTCTCATAGCGAAGTAACGATTACAATAACCGCGATCCAAACGCACCGCCCCCAAAAAGTTGAGGAGGATTTATGGCAATCTTACCTCGACCGGGAAGAAAACAAACAAGCCCAGGCTTGCCCAATCGATTGTAAAGATTGGCCGGTAAACTGTCCTATTTGTCCCGTTACCAATGGGGTAGAATGGGCTTAAATCTATGGCCGTTCTTTTGGGTAATTGCAGATCCAGCTTTTCTCAACCTAACCCGTTGTGGTGTTGTGTCGTGAAGCGAAAAGCTGCCCCTCAATGCAGGTTGCCAAAAGACGCAAGTCTTGACCTTTAAAAGGTCGAGAGCGGCCACCCTTTTTGATTCTCACATTTCTGTCTGGCTAACGAGGGATGAAAGGAGGAAAACAATGGCAGAAAAAGATTTTATACCGGGTTTTGAAGAATTTATAAAAAATTGCCCCTGGCGGTATGAGGATTACAAAGCCGAGTGGGTTGCCCCTACCTTTAAATGCCAAGCAACCGGGCAAGAATGCACTCGGGAAGATTGCGCGATTTTTCATATTTGTTGCGCGTTCTCAATTGATTTTGACTAAAGATAAACAAATACCTTGCCCGCGCGAACCGGCCCGTGAATGCTGGTATAGTGTTATCAATATACGCCGCTGGCGATACAAGCAATGCCGGGGGTGCCCGGCCTGGAGGAGGTTGAGCGATGAGCAAAAACAAAAATTTGGCCAGGGAAATTCAAGAATTAAAAAGGGCGTTGTTGAGTAAAAAGCAGGAAATTGATCGGCTTCACGGTCGCCTCCAGGGAATTGACGAGATGTTACTTGAAAAAACTGGGGTTAACGACATTGGCAAAGTAGAAGACTATATCAAATCACTGGAGAAAAAACTTGGTAAACAGAGCCGGGAACTCCAGAAGAAGCTCGATAAATTCGAGCAAGACTACCCAGCCCTGATTGAGAAATAGCCATGAATTTACGTGCAATGCGGAATAAAATAGAGCGCCTTAAGGGCGAAAAGGAAGCTCTTGAAAGGCAACTTTCCAAGTTAAAAGCCGACCTCCAAAAAGAGAAACGAAGTTTAGAACACACAAAAGAGGCCCAAAACATTATAATCACGGTTGCCAAAGCCACACAAGACGAATTCCAGGTTCACGTTAATTCGTTGGTCACGACCGCACTAAAGTTGACATTCGGCTCCGCTTATTCATTTGAAATCGATTTTGTTCAACGGCGGAATAAAACTGAGGCCGACATATACTTTGTTCATTCAAACGGCAACCGAATCAGCCCACTTGACGCGGCCGGGGGCGGAGCCGTAGATATTGCCGCCTTCGCATTGCGCCTGGCGCTTATCTCATTGATGGACCCGGCCCCGAGACAAACCCTGGTCTTAGACGAACCCTTCCGGTTTCTATCTTTGGACCTGAGGCCAAAAGCGGCCCAAATGCTGAAAGAACTCAGTGAAAAATTGGGGCTCCAATTTATCATTGTAACTCATAGCTCGCAGTTGACCGAGTATGCCGACTGCCTTTTTGAATTCTGGCAAAATGAAAACGGAATAACTGCGCCTCGGGCCACAAAATAATTTTCCTTTTTGGGATCAATTACCCGATAATAAAATAAAAGCTAACGCGGTGGGTCAGGGTGGGGTAAACATTAACCGGGGCTCCAATCGCCCCAATAGGCATAAAAAAGGGAGGCGCTATGAGGAACGAGTGAAAAACCATACCGCGCGCCGTTTGGGCCGGCGTAAGCGGTAACAGAAAAAAGAATCTGACGTGTATGGAGACTATACTAACCCTATTACGTGGTTAGCCTGTGGCAGACCGGGGGCTTTCGTCGGCCCCCGGTCACTTTTCAGGGGAGAAAAAATGAGAATCATTGAACCGTTCATCAAAGTCATAAATCCCAACATCCCCACCTTCCCCTCTGCGGCACTCAGAGAACCGGCTCTTTATCAAACATATACCGAAGCCTTCGAAGAAAGAGACAGGCTCAAAACCCATATCTATTCAATCTTAACCATGGCCGGGAAAACTTGTTACAAAACCGATTTTGATGAAGACCTGGAAGCCTTGGAGGCTTTTGTAGGTAAAATCGTTGACAAGGGGCATTTGTCAGTAATCGAACACTACTCAATTACGTTTTTGGCCGTCTGTGACCGGGGTGTTTCTCATGAATTGGTTCGTCACCGCCTGGCCTCTTACAGCCAGGAATCAACCCGATATTGCAACTATTCTCACGGGAAATTCGGCCATGAAATTACAGTAATTCGCCCTCCATTTTTCCCGGACGAAAGCCAAGAATATTGGGTTTGGTATACCGCCATGAAAATGGCTGAAGAAAAATATATGCTCCTATTAGATAGTGGCGCTACCGCCCAGGAAGCCCGTTCTGTTCTTCCCAATTCTTTGAAAACTGAAGTCGTCGTAACGATGAACTTGCGAGAGCTTGGGCATTTTTTCAAGCTAAGAATATCACAAGCCGCGCACCCACAAATGCGGCAAATTGCCCTGCCGTTTTGGTCGCAAATGGCTGGTTTTTTGCCTGAATTATTCGAGCTTGGCAAGCTGGCAAAGTATTAGCGGGGAAGCGATACAGGAGATTCATAATGACTGTCAAGCGTGGACCGATATTCACGGCTGAAAACCTGGACAAGGTTGCCACGGGACGCAAAACGCAAACGCGAAGGATGGGGAAAGAACTCAGGCAAATAAACAAGAGCCCGTCCAAGTGGCATGTTGGGGCCGTGAAATCTAATATTTTCTTTTTTATCGATGGGCCACCGGAAGAAAGCCCGGCCTTGGTGGAGCGCTTTCCAAAATACGAACCGGGCGACCTGCTTTGGCTTCCGGAAAAATGGCGGGTCGCGGCATGGAACTGCAATAAACGAATCTTGGCAATCGACTACGCCGATGGTACGCGCCAAAAATGGATATCCGTCAACGATAGAGTGGCGTTTGACCGCTTGGTGGATCAAACCAGGCAAGACGCCAAAATGTCTGACTTTAAATGGAAACCAGGCGAATCTCCCGGACGATGGCGACCTTCTACCAATATGGCCCAATGGGCCGCCCGCCATTGGATCAAAATCACTGGTGTTCGAGCGGAAAAACTCGGGGATATAAGCGAGGCTGACGCCAAGGCGGAAGGGGTGGATAACATCAACGACTTTGCCTCCATATGGGAAAAAACCAACAAAAAAGGCTTTTGGCCACTTGATAAGACGAGATGGTGTTTTGTCTATGAATTTAAGCTGGCCGATGCGCCGGAAGGGGAGGGGGCAAAATGAAATATAACCACGAGAAAATGAGTGAACTCTTGAATCTGGTGCATACGAGGTTTCCTTGGGGTCTGTCCTGTGAGGGTAACGAGTATTGGGAATCCTTTTACAACGAACTCCTAAAAGTGGTAGACGCCGCAGACGAAGAACGGCCACGAATCGATGTTCATGTTAAATTGAGAAAACCATCGGCCGATGACTACAGCAGGTTGGTTGAATTGCTGGACCATGTTAAATTGAGAAAACCATCGGCCGATGACTACAGCAGGTTGGTTGAATTGCTGGACGATGCGTTTTCATGGAGAGATTCACCACAGGGCGCTGGTTTTTGGAACAGATATAATGTTGACTTCCAGACGATGGCCGAACAATTGCGCGAGAAAGAAGGGCGGGCGGAGCCCTGCCCCGACTGCAACGAACAACACTCAGCGCCGCCTTGTCCGGAAGCGGAAGCGGAGAGAAAGATGGTGGACCCGGTAGTTGATCCGGATGGGTTCTACCTCCTGACAAATATACTCCGAAATGGTTTCAATTGGGACGAAGGTATAGATGGCAACAACTATTGGAGCAACCTTTATGACACTCTACGTGACATAGCTTTGGAACATGATTATGCGGTGGCTAAGTTTGAGCCTCGAAAGGTCAAAGATCCAACAGCCGAACAGCATAAAGAAATGGCGGCATTGTTGGCAATGGCTCTCGACTGGACCAAAACTGAGCAGGGCGTGTCCTTTTGGGAAGAAAAATATAGTGACCTAATGCGCTGGGCAAAAGGTCTTGAAACTGCGCCGGTAGAAAAGGTTGAAGAGTCTAAGGTTGAGGCTGCACAAAGGCCCCAACGCGGAACAATCCTCGACCAGGCCAAGGCCATCATCAACGGGGAGCGCCAGGACCAATATGGCAACCCCGAAGACAGCTTCGGTCTGATCGCCGAGCTGTGGTCCGGATACCTGGGGCGCGACATCTTCACCCACCAAGTGCCCGTGATGCTATCCCTGATGAAGATCGCTCGCCAGAAGCATCAACACAAAAAAGACAACCTCATCGACGCTTGCGGATACCTGGCCCTGGCGGCGGATATGGTAAAAGAAGGAGATGGGGGCGATGACAAGAGATGAAATAATTCGAAACCACTCAACCCTGAAAGAAAAACCGAATCGTAAACAACAGCGCACATGGTTCCTCAAGGTAGAAGCCGATATCTATCAGCTGAGGCGATACAACTACATAAAAAATGTCTACCGTGTCGGGTTGATGCTGAATGTAGGCGGCGCTTGGTGGAACCCGGACGCTGTTCCTACTTATTTAGGCCTGGAATAGAAGGAGGACTAACAATGCCCTGGATTATTCCATTTGTTGGTATGATTGCCCTCGCAATCGTAGCCGCCTACTTGCGAGGGCGAATCGTTTGGCTCGAAGCGAAGCTATCATCGCAAGACATAAACGACTCCGCGGAGAAAATAGCTCTCTATGTAGCTAATCGCGACTCATCCTATTCATGGAGATTTGGTCGGATTTATATCTGGGCCGGCGAAAAGCCAAAGGAGGAGGAATAATGGCCACAATGGAAGTAAAGTTCACGGTTCGCTGTCAAGATTGCGGCGAGTCTTTAAAAGTAAGCGTCGACGACACAACCCCATATATCGACATCGCCATTGAGCCCTGCGATTGCGTTGAACATCGGGGGTTTCTAAGGGGGCAAGAAGAAGCGTTGGCAGAGATATCCAAAAGTTTTGTTACCATGATCAACTCTAAAAGACCCGCCAAACCCGAGGGACAAGAATGAAAACTTTTGAATCTTGGTTCCGGAACCAAATCGAAAATTGCAAATCGACAAGCGGCCATTGGGATCTCAATTTCCCTACGGAATCCATGCTCAAAGAACTGCGAAACCAAAAGCAAGGCGCACGAGTCCGCAGAAGGATAAGACGCTATCGAAAAGCAGGTGGAATGCGCATCAAGCTAAAAGTAAGACTCAGCCGGCTGATTCGCGCCCAATATGACGTCAAATCGGAACACACAAGGGACGAGGATGGTTAGCCTATGGTTTGGGCTGAGCCGGGCCACAAATCGTTCTTAGGGTCCTTATATGGCCCTTCAGGCGCTCGACATTAATTTGTAATGCTTTGGCCTGATCGGCGTCAATGCAATAAAGTCCATTTTGCGCTTGCCAGTCGCCCACATCCAATAGCACGGGCGGGGGCGGCAACGGAATCGGTTCAGTCACCGCCGGTTTTGTCTGACACCCCGCCAAACATACCATTGAGACCATCAACAATATCGTCAGGCTCTTTTTGTTCCATGATTTCCTTCTCATTTTCTCGGACCTCCCGGCTGATCTTGTCGGCCTTGTTGCGCTTGTCAAGTTGGCGCTTGTATTGGTTGGCCGCTTCGACCGCCTGGTTGCGTTGTTGCCTGGTTCTTTCGAGCTGAGCGGCCTTAATCTTGTTTCCAAGCCACAACCCCCCGCCGCCAAATAATACCGCAATGGCGACAGCGGAATATAGCATTATGTCAAGCCCCATTGTCGTATTCCTCCCCCACCGTTATTTCCGCGCCTTTGGCGGACGCTTTGATGGTGAATGCCCGGCTGTCATGGCGATTAAAAAGGCAAAGCCCCAACAAACCAAACAAGCCGCCCAGCACAAGGGCGGCCGCTACCGGCTTTATCGACCAGGCCGAAAACATAGCCCGCGCCGTGATCCCAAGGACGGCCGCCAAAAATGCCAACCATGTAATCCACAGCATAATTTTTGACTGCGAAAACATGCCCTTTTCATCGGTCCACAAATTCGACAGCCTGCGCTCAACTTTTCGCACCTTGGACGGGGTTGGCTCAGTCATCACTTCCCGTCCTTTGTCCAGCCCACCCAGCCCCGAACGGATCGGCCCAGTCAGTTTCGGTCACCAATCGGTAATAGTGCAAAAACTGGAGGCCGTTGAGCGAATTTATCAATGCCTTGATATTCCGATCCGCCCAGTAACCCAGCTCCTCCAATGTTTGGGGGCCAATTACCCCGTCAACCGCAATTTCTGCGCGGCCTGCGCTCCCGGACAGAAAGTTGCAGGCCTTTTGGGCGTGTTTGATTGCACGCGCCGGGCCAAGATTTACCCCCTGCTCAAAGAGCTCCATGGCGATTTTTTTGTCCGCAACATTGTCCAGCTTCATCGGCTTCCAATAGTCGCGCCAATAGATAATCTTTGCCTGTTCTCGGGTCGCGTATCTCACATCTTGTCCAGGAAAATGTTTGCTAAAAACAACCTGGGTAACCCCAAAATTTGTAGCCCCTCCGGGGTCGCTTGGATGTTTGACATACCCACCCTCGAGAAAAAGCAACTTTTCAAATGCCTCATCAAACCAATTCGAATATTCGGCCATTTTTCCCTCCTGCCCGGTCTTAAATATACCCTCGTAATTTACTCACCGTTAATAAAGTCTCCAATATCCTTTCCTGCCTTTATGATACTTTGATTAACGTTTTTTTCAAGAAGCTCCTTCCAGCGCAAAAGGGCGGCATGCTCAATTCCCGCCGCCTCAAAAGCAGATTCGACCGCTTGGACAAAAACAAGGTCCCGTTGAACAGAGGATTTATGTAATTCCACTGAAAACCGCCTTTGCTCCTGCATCTCTTTGGTAAAACCAATGATGCTCTCTGACAGGCGGCTCATCACGCTATTCCCCTCCTCCAGCCGCTTATTTACCCGCTCCACCTGCTCATCCAAGCGGGCAACTTGCTCATTCATGGCGTCCTCCCTGTGCTTCATTTCCCGGTCACATTGTTCCCTCCACAACTTACATTTTTCTTCTCCCACTGGAGAACAGGATTGAATTGTGTCCAGTTTGGCACTTATTTTCCCCCAAGCTGTCTCCATCTTATTAATGCGGGCGCTAACATTTTTCAGCCACCACCCCCCGGCTGAAATAATGACAGTTAACGCCGCCCCAAGCACAATATTGATCGCATCCAAAATGCTACCCCCTTTTTTACAACCCCTGTGACCGCCACGTCACCCCGTCCGGATCATCTCGGTATAGTGGGCGCGCGGCTCCCAGGCCCTCATGATATGCTCTTTCCAGGCCGGCTTGGCGGTCGCGGGAAGCCGCAAAAGCTCGTCATTGGTCACCCACCACGACAGGTCCCGCGCCACCGCCACGGCGTGTCTGCTGCTCGGCCCCTTGAGGCTCCAAATGTCGGCCGGGTGGCCGGCCAGGCCGAGTAGCCACTGGCCGAATACCGCCGCGCCGTCGCAGTCGTCGCGTCGCCCACGGGCCAGATACGTCACCACCCACGGCCGCCAGTCGCCGCCCTTGTCGCTCCGAGGTGACCACCGCTTGACTTCGCGCTCCACCGCCGGGATGCCCGCCGCCAATACCGACATCCGGACTCGCTTTTTCTCGCGCAGCGCCGCCGGAAGCCGCCAGAAGTGCGTCAGCCAAAAGGCCAGGTTGTGGGCGAGGCTGGACACGAGCAGGAATATGTCGTAGTGATATCTCACTTCATCGATCCCCGCGCCGTCTTCCGCCCCTCGATCCGGTCCACCGCTTCCTTGGGCAGATCACCGTCCGCCAACACACCTTTGGCTTTCAGCGCGTCGAACAGGTCCTCAATGACTCGGATCATTTTGGTATCGGTTTGCTCCAATACTGCTTCGGGTTCGGGCTCAGGCAGAGGCTCGGCCCGGCGTCGGCGAATCACCTTGTCGTCCCGGATTTCATACGTCGGGTCGCCTATCTGATGAGTCTTGGGGTCCCAATCATCAATGACGTCCTCGACTGGCAGCCATCCGTGCTTTTTGAGGTCGGCTTCAGACAAGGCCCGTAAGTTGGAAACATGGCCCCAATTTTTAGGCAAAGGTCCGGGGTATTTTATGATTTGTCCGTTTTCGATTAGGCAGTAATTAGACATTTTTGTGCCTCCAGAATCGTGCTCTCGATTTGCGGTATTGTTACCGTTTCCGGTAACGGTAATTCCTCGTATTCGACATGCTCCAAGGGCCTGTTCATGTATTCGTCGATGAGGCTTTGATGGTTTTCGGGTTCAAGTATTTGCGGATATAATTTCTCTCGGATGCGCTGCGGCATCGAAGATAAAAACCCGATGGTGTTGTTTTGCAGTCTTCTGTGCTGCATGTAGTTTATAACCGCCATTTCCTTGATACGATAAATCCACATTTCTTCGTCAAATTGGCGTCGTTTCTCGGGTGTTAATTCACCAATCTTGTCTTTCAAAACCGACGCCTGTTGCCAAAATCGAACAAACTCGCGGTAGGTGTTTTGAACGTGAAAACGCGCTTGGTCAAGTAAAAGCCGTGTATGGGTTTCTTCGATCTCATCTGTTGGTTTTTCGAGTTTTTGTTCAAGTCTTTTGATTCCATGTTCTCCATAAATTTCATCGACTAATCCACGCAATCGTTTATACAGCTCGCGCAATGCTTGTTTGTATTGGCCGTAAAGCGTTCCCCCATCGCGGGCGGTGACAAGGTAGTCGTCTTGAAAACTCGACATGCCGAGTTGATGGTCAGATAGTAGTGTGTTCAGATCGTGGTTCATTTTTCCTCCTATATTGTTGATGCGGCTAAATAGCGTCTCGCAGGCGTTGGCATGTCAGATTTACTGGTCCAAGTATCCGGATCATAAGCGTCACAATCTTGGAGGTAGCCGCCGCCATATCCACCGTAAACGTAACCAACATTTTCAATTGTTGAAGCG